AGTATCTGTATCAATAGAATCAGGTTTATATTTTACTGTTCTAATTAAAGCTGTGCTAAATTTTGTTTTGTGTACACCATCTGAACTTACTGTAGAAGCTAAACCAGTATCTGAACTGGTTATATGATGTATAGGTATAAAACTATCTGTACTGTCATCAAATATATGGGGTACAGATTCACTTGATATAGCTTCATCTCTAGCTACTGCTGTTAAAAAACCACCATCATTAGAATGTACTGGCATTTCAAAGAAGTTTCCACTTGTTGCATAGCCCCCAGTGCTGTTAGGTGTAAAGTTACCATAAGATATTGGGGCTGGTATGCCTAAAGAAGAATCTCTTGTGAGGGGCAAAATAATGTCCTTAAAAGGGTTATAGGCATTAAGCTTTAGTGATACTGTCTTGGCAATAAAATTAGCTTGTACACTGCCTAAACGCCCCTCAAATACTTTTAAAAATCTTGCAGTCTGTGTATCTGATGATACTTTAGAAAATATCCTAACTTTACTATTAATAAAAACTCTGCCACCACTGCTTTTAGGAAATTCACCAGAAAATCTACCATTATTATTAGATAATGGAAATGTACTTTCAGAAGTTTCTATGTCTACAATATTTACTGTTACATTACCAATAGAACTAGAATAGTTCTTTAAATCAATTTTTTCTCTTATGCTTGGGCTAGATGTTATGCAAGGGGTAAAAGATACAGTGGCACTAGAACCATCTTCATCATCTGTAATATTGCCAGAATAATCCATACTTAGCCCTATTTTTCCACCAGAAGAACTATCTTTATATTCAAGTATAATTAAATAATCTTCATCTAATCCAGCACTACTAGCATTATTTAAAGCTGTGGTATAGTTTGCATGGGGTTGTGATAATGCCATCAGCTAAAATTATTTCCTACTGCATCATTAATAGTTGGTACTATAAAATCTTTTACAAAATCTTCATTAGTTACTGGTGCGTTAAATGAGATATTGACACCACCCCCTGATCTTTGTGCGTTTAAATTTTCTAGGTTATCAATACCAATATTCTGTACAGCTTCTTTATTTAATACGAACTCACCCCTTTCTAAAAGGGCTGGTACTTTATCACCACCACCAAACCCATCTACTACACCACCAGTTCTTAATTTAATTGATTTTGCATTTGATATAGCAAAGTCTATAAGCTTTGTACCACCAGCTAAAGCACCACTTGCCAAAGCTATATTAAGTGGAAATGGCACAGATTCAAAAACTGATCTAACAATAGAAGCAAGGGCGTTTGTTGCTTCTGCTCTAACTTTCTTTTCTAAAGCTTCTTCTGCACTTTTACTATTCATTACTAGCTGTAATGTTTCTTCTTTTTGCTGGTCTAATCTTGCTTTAGCTTGTTCTTTTTCTTTTTTATTTGCTTCATCAGCTTGTTTTTGAAACTGCTGATTTAGCTGTAATTGTTTAATTCTTAATTGTAATTCTTTTTCATCTGATAGGTTTAGAGCTTCTTTATTGGCTAACTGAAATTCTAATAAACTTGCTTCAGTTTCTTGCTGTGTTAATCCAAGCTGTAGCATTTCTAATCTTTGCTGTAATATGTCTATTTCTTTCAGCTTGTTTTCATTTTGTACTGCTGTATCATCTATAGCAGTTTTCGCTTGTGTATTGGTTTTTTCTTGAGTTTGATTTACTTCATCTTGAACATCTTTTAGTGATTTTTGTGCAGTAATAAATTCAGACTGTTTTTTAATAGAATCATCAAGCTGTCTGTTTCTTTCTTCTATAGTTTGCTGTTCTTTGTCAAGTTGCTCTAATCTTGCTTCACCCTCTTTTTTTAACTCAAAAAGCTTTTGTCTTTCTTCGCCTCTAACATTTCCAATATCAATACTTGCATTTTCTTCAGCTATTCTTCTTTGTTCTGCTAGATCAATTAAAGATTGTGTATTGTCTGCTAGTTCTTTAGTTGCTTCTGTAATTGATGGCAAACCCTCTGTAGCTTGTTTTGCTAATTCTAAATTAGTCTGAGCAAGTTCTAACCTAAGTTCTGCTGTATTGCCCCCAAGTGCTTCAATATCTCTTATAGCTGTTTCTAATGGGCTTTCATTAAGTTGTTTAAAAAATTCTGATACTGCCCCCACAGCTTCTGTAATTCTATCTATAGATGCTTTTAAAGCTTCATCAAATGTTTCAAAAAATGCTATTTTTAAATCATCAGTAGCTGATCTAAGTATAGCAAATCTAGCATCTAATGTATCTAGCATTTCTGTTGCCATTCTTTGCCCAGCACCAGTTGCATTTTCAAATTGTGTTGCTAGTTCTCCAACAGTTCCAGAACCATCTAACAGAACACTAAAAGCACTTACTGCCCTTTGCCCTACAAGCTCTTTCATTTCAGCAGTGCCAATACCCTCTTCTGTAAGCTTGTTTAAAGCTTCTATAAGTTCTTCTGAATTACTTACAGAACCCCCAAGCCTTGTAGATAGTTTTGATGATTCATTAGATAGCTCTAAAAATATTTGCCTTAATGCTGTACCAGCCATGCTTCCATCAATACCAGCATTTGCAAGTGTACCAAGTATAGCTGTTGTTTCTTCTACACTAAAACCAGCAACCTTAGCCACTGGTGCAACAAATGACATTGAATTGGCAAATTTAGATATATCTAATGCTGTGCTAGAAAATGATTCAGCCATAACATCAGTAAGTCTGGTAGTTTCACCAGCATCCAGTCCAAAAGCTCTTAATGTGCTACCAGCAATTTCAGCAGTAGAAGCTAGATCAGTTCCAAATGCTGTTGATAGGTTTAGTGTACCCTCTGTTACTTGTAATATTTCATCAGATGTAAAGCCAAGCTTACTAAATTCAATTTGAAGCCCAGCTACAGCAGACGCAGTAAATTTCGTAGAACCACCCAATCTAAGTGCTGACTGCTCTAATTGTCTTAGTTTACCCCCAGTAGCACCAGATATTACACCTAAGTTTTTTAAGTTTTGTTCAAACTCAGCACCAGTTTGTGTAGCAGAACTAAAAGCATTTACAATGCCTTGTGTACCAAAAAAAGCTAATGCAACACCACCAGCCTTTTTTGCAAGACCTTTTAATCTTTCTTCTATGCCTTTTGCTTTTCTTTCTACCTCTCTAGCACCCTCAACCTCAAATTTTAATGTAACTTTTTTAGCCATTTTGATCCATTTTTAATTTTTGGCAGTGTATCAACTCTTGCCTTATAATTCCAAAAAATCTGCTTTTAAATACTGGTGTTTCATCTAATGATCTTGCCAATGGTATCTTATAATCTATACAAGTCATATATTCTTCAATAAGCATTGTATATTTGGTATCAGCAAAAAGCAAAGCATTACAAAAGAATGGGATGTAATGATAAAGCGTTTGTCCAAAACTAAACTTATCATCTTTAATTCCCAAGATTCTATCAATCTCTGCATCAATGTCTTTTTTATCACCAAACCAAACCTTTTTACTTAGTGTGGGTGATAATGCAAAATAACCTAACTTATCATAAGAGTCTGGGAATAGACTATCTTGCCATCCATGATAATTACACCAAACATTTACAGCCAATTCCCATTCTACTTTTTTGCACTGTTTAACCCAAGATATTCCATTAGAAAAGTTTGTAGAAGTGTATCTACTTGCACCATAGATAGTTTTTCTAATTTCTTTTCATTGTCAGTACCAGTACCATAACCAGCCATATTTCTTACAGTTTCAAGCATTTCATAGTATTTTTCTTGATTTATTTTTTGATTTTCAAAGCACAAAGAATTCAAGGTGTGCAAATTCCTTTTTTCAGCAAATGTAATATCTTTCACTTGCCATTCTTTGTTCAATGCTTTAACTGTAATCATTATGCAATAATCTGTATTAGATCAGCAGAACCATCAGTAACTGCTTTAGTGCTTATTGCATAAAACATAGCTGTTGCTGGGCTTAGTTCTACAGATGTTAAAACACTATTTGCTATCTTAATTCCAAATGTAGTAGCAGAAGCAAATGTAGCATGATTAGTTAGCTCAGTTGTTAGGTTAGTAGCACCAGCTACCAAACTAGCATGAAGTCCTGATGTATTATCATCTGCTTTAATTGTAGCATCAAATGTAACTGATACTTCTGGAATAGCTCTTGCAATCGCTTGAGGGTTTCCATCTGAGTCAAATCCAACAAATTCTGATGGGTTTTCAATGTTCAATGTAAAATCAGACATTACACAGTCATCAATTCCAGCTACCCTAACACCATTTGTCTGGTTACTTGATTCACCAAAAGTAGACATATTGTAAAACGTAGAACCAAAAGCACTTGTTGATGTTGGTCTAGCATTGTTATAAACGCCAAGTGATCTTGTTTGAAATGTACCACTCATTGAAATTCTGCCAGACTGTGTAGCCATTGATCCTGATAATGAAAGGCTAGTAAGTACACATCCTTTAAATACCATGCTGTGATCGTTTCCAGCTTCAGGGTGTGATATTGCTACTGTAAAAGTATGCAAGTTATCACTAACAGAACCACCAAACTGTATTTCTGGTGGTGTATATGCACCAGCTATGTCATAAGATGCTGGGCTAGACCCTACAGCAGTAGTGGTTATTGCTTGTAATAAAATTGGTAGTACAGTTGTATCAGCTATACCAGAGAAAGAAATTTCTTTCACTGTGCCTTTTTCATCTGTAAACATATCTGTGGTTTTAGCAGTTCTGCCACTGCCAGTTCTAACATCTAAGACCTGAGTAATATTTAAAGCTGGTGTTTCAACAGAATCCACATTAATTAATTGCATAGTAGCTACATTTGCAGTTCCTATGGTGGTTTCTGGCTTGAAAGCTAGTTTAAATTCTTGAGGGCTTAGGGCTTGTCCATCAAGAGCCATTTTTCTTATCCTTTCCTTTGTCCATATTCTCTAAATATGGTTTAACTAATTCTGGGATTTCATCTAGTTTTACTTTTTGTCCATCATTTAATTTTTCCCAGTCATTAACTGATAGACCTTTAAAAGAATCTGATTGAGGTATCATCATATCTTTTTTCTTTTTTACTTCCATAATACTCCTTATGATCTTAGTAAATCTTCTAATGTCATTACTACTGACATTGTTACCATGTTTAAATCTTTTCTATCTTCAGCATTTGTTCTGCTTGGGCTATAATCAATATCGGTGATCTGTATATTAAATAGCTTTGAATCTTGTGCTAAAATAAAGTTTCTAAATTTATTTGTAAAATTACCAAAGTTTAAATTTGTAAATGAGCTAAAAGATGCGTTATTAGCCCTTAATGGAAATGTAAATCTTTTGTTTGTTGCACCAAATGTTGTATTAAGACCACCAAATCTAGTATCATTGATAAATACAAATTCTTTATTTTCTACAAATATTTGTTTTACTTTTTCTACAATCTTGTTAATAATCTCTAAAGTAGTTCTTTTGCTTGATGCAGAACCTAGATTGACATTTGCTTTTCTATAATAAAACTTAATTACAAAAGCATATTCTTTTAAATGACTATCAAGCTTTGTATTTCCAAAATTAAAACTTTGTGGGCTGATGGTAAAGTAGGCATTTGATCTGGCTTTATAATCTCTGTCTAAATATACTGGGAATTTCATGCCAGTGTTGCCAGATGCAAGGCTTTTTTGAAGCACATTCTTTACGCTTCTTTGTGCATCAAATGAGGTATTATTAAATAAAATCATGCCATACTTTCAAAAACATCTACACTAAAATCAAAGCTTAATATTTCTAAATCTTCTAAATCTTCTGAATCATCCCTATCTGGGTCTGGATTATAGTTAGTAAATACTGCATTAATAAAGTTTAAAGTTCTGGTACTACTATTTACAGTGTATGAATGGAAATCAGCATTTTGATTATTTTTAATAAGCTGTGCAATCCTATCCCCAACAAAATAAACATTTTGAAGATTCTGCTGATCATTAAAATTGAATTTTTTTGAATAGAATTTTACCTCAGATGTATAATTCCTAAGCTGTGAACTTGGAATAAGATTTGTAATAATACTATCTGAACCCTTTTTAATATTAAAATATTTAGTTTTTCTATTTAAATATTCATCATCAAAGTAAACAGAATAGCCACCAAACTCAGTTCTTATGATGTCTGCCAATTTATCTTCTATAAGCTGAAATGTGTTTACAAAACCTGACATTAATAATCAGACCTTATTACTTGTAAAGCACCAATGCCAGAACCTGATTCAATAGGCTGTCCATCAAATTCTATTTCCCATTCATCATTGGTATAATATTTAGCTGTAGTAGAAGATGATGTGCCACCAATAGCCCACCTGATGTAAGTACCATAAGCCAATTCTTGATAGCCCCCATTTAAAGGCTCATCTTTTACAGTTTCTTCAATTTTTATACCATCATCATTTTTAGTAAATACTGAATATTTTATAGTGCTAACACTGCCAGAAACTAAATTAGCACCACTGCCACTATTGCCATCATCTTTTATAATTACTTTGATTCTATCCCAGTCAACATAGGGTGAACCCTCTGGAACTAAAACATCTGCTATGCCACCAGTGCTAGAAGCATTAACGCTTATCTTTTTTACTATACCATCCCTTTTTCTGGCTGTGGTGTCATCCCATAATGGTATTTCACCTTTTTTAATTAAATTTAAAAGCCCAGTGTTGGTTTCTTCATTATAGGCAATACCCTCTATCTGTTGAGCTTTTTCAAAGTCATAGGGTCTAACAATAGATGCTACAGCTAAATGACTTGTAGACCTGACTATAATATCTTGATAGTTACCAGTAGATTCAGACCCCTCTTCACCATATATTCTTCTAATAGGTCTATTGATGTACTCCCTGACAAATGCACTAGCTCTGTTTACAGCTTCTTGTCTGGTGTTTTTCCAATCTAATCCAGCTTCATAAAAATGCTCTGTACTAGGATCAAGTGCAGATGCTACAGTAAGTAAGTCTGTATCTTCATCGTAAAAATATTGACCATCTGATGTTACATCACTGGCTGATGATTGTGCTGTGCCAAGCTCTTTACCATCTCTAAAAAGCATTTCTACATAACCTACACCACCAACAGTAAAAATAATTCCAGAAGATTGAATAAAACCCTCTACTGGTCTACGCACATTATAAGAATTTAAAGTAGGTAGAACTACTTGAAGATCATCATTTATATTGCATAACGCTTCATAATTTGTGCTAGGCATCTACGCTTCTCCCTCTAAAACTGATATACCCATTAATTCTGGCTGTTCCATTCCTTTTATCATTATAAGTAATTGCATCAAAACTGTTTGTGCTTTTGAATCTTCATATAATTCAGCAAATTGTTTTAATATTTGTATCTGATCACCCAGATTAAGTTCACTAAAATTATACGTTTCCATGAATTACCTTTCCATTAAGTGATGTATAACCATTAATAATAGTTAAAGTATTTAAATTAAAATTACCATTAGAAAAAATATCTAAAACACCTACATTGTGTGTCCAGTTAGTTTTTCTGTTTTTTAAAAATTCTTTCTCCATATTGCATAAGCATCCCATTGAAAATGCCATCTTTGCACCATCCATATGAGTTACTACAGATTTCATACTATCATGGGTGTGTCCATACAAAACATTTATGCCCAAATTCTGCAAATGGCTTCTGGGATGATTGACCCCATTATAATGCCCACCATGATACGCCCAGAGCTTTGAATTTCGTATCTTTATGTACTTTCCATAGGGATGGTAGGAATAACCCCTTTCATTCATTTTAAAGGCTATTTTGGGCATATATTGCCTTTTTAAATATGGGTGTTCATCACATAGATTTTTAAGCCAAATTTCATGGTTTCCCTCAGTACAGATTTTATACTTAACTTTAGCTTTTTTACATGATTCATCTATCAAATCCAAACCTTTGTTGACTAGCTCTAATTCTTCATCAATAAATTTTAATTGATCTTCTAATCTAGGTCTTTTTACTTTTTGATATTTCCAGTGTGATGCTTCTTCATTCTCAGCAAAATCACCTAACAATAAAAAAGATTTTGGTTTGACATATTCCAAAACAGCCAAAGCACATGAAAGAGCTTTTTTATCCTCATGTGGGAAATGAATATCAGGAAAGATTACTACTTGTTCCCTGACTTTCAAATGTACTTCCCTACAATTTCTTCAAAGTGTTCAGTAGTTCCAGCACCATCTTCAGTATTATAAACCATCTTCCACATAACGCCCATATCGCTCAATGTTTTTGGCAGTGGCTTTGGTGATCTCCAGTATTTAAGTCTGCAAATTATGATTCCTACAGCATTGTTATGAGTCAAAGCAAATTCCCATCTTTTTTTGTCTGTGCTTTGCCATAAATCAAGTGGTGTATCTGATACCTCTGCACATTTCTTCTGTAAAGATTCCCTAAACCTGAGATAGTTTTCAACAGTGTCTATAGCTGTATCAGCTTCTACTTGAAAGAATCCTCTGGCTATTTCAGAACCTACTTGCCTAGTGTATCTAAATTTACTTTCTACTAATCCAGTAGCCAGTACAAGCTCTATAGCCATTTCATTTTTTACATACTTTGAACCAAGTTTGTGCAAAACATCATGGATATTTTTATAATGCTGTTTCAACCAGTTTGGCATTTTATCAGCCATTACTTCTTTAGAACCTTTCCCATGACATCTTCGAACACTCCATAAATGGCTGTGATGATCCTTTCCTCAGTATCTTCCTTGATTATTGGAATATCTACGCTAGAATTAAGTTCTTTAATAATTTTTTGTTTATTCTCTTCGTTAAATAGATAGCTCATTATCATTTCTTGTAAATTCATTTCATTTCCTTTTTTATTTTTAATGTTATGTATACAATAGATAGTATACTGATTATCATTTGAAGTACCATTGGTAAAAAATCAAAAAACCAAACACCTATACCAGCAGTGGCATTTCCTATTGTTTTTAAACTATCCAACATTAGCTTTTCCCATTCATTCTGCCTTTTATATAACTTAAATCATCAGTTACATCATTTAGCTCTGATACTATAGCTTCTCTATGTCTTTGGCTTGTATCGTCTGATTTATTCCACCTATCTAACATTTTAAGTATAATACTTTCCACATTACTCATCTTAGTTTCTAATTTAGCGTTTGCTTGTCTTATCTGGTCTAAATCTTCATTCTGTAATTTCTGGCTTGACATAAGATTCAAAACCATATAACCAAACAGAATAATAACAACTCCAACTGCACCATATTCAGCGTATGTTTCTAGCATTTTTTACCCCTAAAGGGAAGCTCTACGCTTCCCCTTTTTCTTCTTTGTTTAAAGACTCTTTCAAAGAGTTAACAAAAGCTTGTTTTCCAAACTCTAACTGCTGGAGATTAAATCTTGAAGCGTTGATCTTTCTATCTAGATCGGCTATATGATTGATCATTTGCTTTTCTGAATCTTCCATACTTTCAATTTCAAACTCTTTGCCATCAAGGTTTAAAACTGGCTTTTGTTCTTTTTCTTTTTTTGCCATTTTATGACTCCTTTTATTTTTGTACATCACTGCTATCACCTAGCAGTATTTTTATTTCCCCCATAAGGGAATCTGTTTCAAATGCTAAACGCATCAAATCTTCTTCAATCTCAATAGCTTCCCTACTTTTTCCAAAGTAAAATTCATTACAAGCCCAAGAGAATACACAGACAAACAAAGTAGTAATAAGCATACCATTAAAAAAGCTATCAAATCTGTAAGTAAATTTTTTAATCTTTTCATTCACAGTTGCATCTCTCTTCTAATTCTGTAACTTTTGCTGATAGCTCTTGAATTGCTTTTATCATTGGTGCAATTAATTCAGTATATTGAACTGCCATTGCATTTATATGACTACTTCCCTCATTGCTTGGATTGTAAGAATATTCACTATCTGGTGTGCCAGTTGTAGCCTCTGGATAAACTTTATAGACATCTTGAGCTATAAGACCTATTCTCTTTTTTTCACTTGAATCATGCTTCATGTTGAAGTTAACACATCTTAAAGTGTTAAGCTTATCCGTTGCACTTTCAAGTTCAACAATATTTTCTTTCATTCTTTCATCTGAATTAGCACTAAATGAAGTTGCGTCTTGATTTAAAAATACACCATCATTACCATCATCATCTAATATTTGCAAAGAAAATGCACTACCTACGCTTGTTTGATTTCTGGTTAAAATATTCCATTTTTCTGTTGTGTTATAAGCTAAAGCTAATACAGCACCACCATCGCTTGAGCCATCGTCGCCATCTATTCTTGTTTTACTTAAAGCACCAGCACTATTGACTCTGACATGAAGTCTTGCCCCTAAATTTGTCACACCTATGCCAAGCTGACCATTACTATCTATCCTTACTGCATGGGTAGAACTACCACCACTTCTTACATTAATATCAAGTCCACCACTATTTGCATCTGGGGCAAGTGGAATTAAACCAACTCTATCCCTATCCCCATCAGATATACATATTCCATCGGAACCTTGAACATGGAGACTTCTTTGTGCTGTAGCACTTCCACCTACAGTTACATTTCCACTTATATGGCTATCATTTGTGCCAGAGGTTAGCAAAACTTGCGTAGTTCCACTATCATTAGTTAAGGCTATAAATCCATCATGCGTTGAACTTGTTGAATGTCCAATTTCTACAGAATTTTGACCTCCATCTTCTATTACTAAAATTCTTTCATTAGAGCCAACTACCCTTAAACTACCATCGTTAATGTGCAGTTTACTTGCTGGTGAGCTGGTTCCAATACCAACCTTTCCATCACCTTGAATAACCATTCTTTCGTTACTATTTCCACTACTATCTCTTGTATAAAAAGCTAAACCAGAATTAGCTGACTCCATAGAAAAGATTCCAGTAGAGAAATGAGCTGGAGATGCAACACCTTTAATTCTAAAATCAAAAGTTTCTGTACTTGTACCACCTTGAATTCTTAATGGTGCATCATTGTTTGTTGTATTTTTGACATGAAGTAGAGCTGTGGGTGAGCTGATTCCAATACCCACCGATCCACTATTACAAACTAAAGTATCAGTCATAGTTCCAGCTACTTGCGTTTGTAAATGCAATCTGCCATCTTCACTTGTATGTGATATATCTTCTATTTGAGCATTTATCTGAGCATAAACATTTGTAGTCGTATTTGCTGAATCAGAACCTTGAAATTGTATTTCTCCAAGAACATCATTGTTATCTTCAGATGCTGAATTATCCCTTTGAAGTGTTAAGATTGGTCCAGCGTTTGCATCTCCATCGGTTTCTTTCAAATGAAGTAAACTTGAGGGAGAGCTGGTTCCAATGCCAACATTTCCATCTGGTAAAAGTGTTAAAATACCACCATCTGATACTTGTTGACCACTTACATTTGAACCAAAAGTTAAAGAATTGGTTGAGGACTCTCCTTCAAAAGAAACTTCCCACCTTGTAGCACCATCTTCTTTAACAGTTAATACATCATATCTTCCACTACTAGCCCCATTGGTAATTAATGCATCACCATTATCTGATACAGAGCCTATTGTTATAGTTCCACCAAATAAACCATTTCCAGCAACATCAGCATTGCCCTGTAAATACAAATCTTTCCACCTAGTTCCACTTGTTCCTAAATCTCTTGTATTACCAGCATCTACTTTAGCATCAGCACTAAACATTACTTTGTCTGATGTTATTCTTAATTTTTCTACATTATTTTCTTTAAAAACTAAAGGTGAGTTTGCTGTTCTTGTGGCAAGTTGACAATCACCACCAGATATAAATTCTAATTGACCAATTAAAGTTGAAGAGCTTTTAAAAGTTATATTTGTTGCACCACTTGTAGAAGTAAAATTAGCAGTATTTGCAGTTTCAGCACTTGTTACATCAAAAGTGCTTACTGGGTTGCTTAAGCCTATACCCACCCTATTTTCAGATGCATCTACAAATAAAGTATTAGAATCAAAGTTAACATCTCCAGCAACGGTCAGCGTTGATGACATATCTACACTTGCATTTATATCTAATGCTTTATCAATCTGTATCTCTTCAGAACCAGTTGTGGTTATGAAAGTCATGTAGGCATTTGAGCCTTCTTTTATTTCTAAGGCATCTGCTTTATTATTTAATAAAGTAAGATCGAAACCATTACCAGTTGATGCAGATTCTATACTGTCTAATGCTATCGAACCGACTGCTGTAATGTTGTTATCTCCTAAACCTAAATTACCAGCTAAAGCATTTATTGTAATTGATCCAATAGTACCACCATTAATAGCATCGCCAGATATTTGATCATTTGCAAGTGTCAAAGTTCCAGCAGATACATTTAATGTTTTACCTGATCCTACTGTGATGTCTGTGCCAGAAATATCACCAGAATCAATATCTACTTTAGAAATATTCACCTCACCACTTCCATTGGGTGTTAGATTTATATTTCCATCAGTATCAGATGAAACAATGGTATTGCCATTTATGTTGATGTTATCAATTTGTAATGCTGTAAGTGTGCCTACAGATGTCAAGTTTGGCATAGCTGTTATTTCATCATCAAAGTATGCACTAAGATCAGTTACAGCTACTTGCTTCATAGTGCCACCATCATTTAATACCACCCTATCTGCATCAGCTACTGTAGTTGATGTTGCACTGGTATCACCATCTAATATATTTAATTCATCAGTTGTAATTGTAGCACCATCTATAATTTCTAATTCTGCTTCACTTATGTCAGCACTACCAATGATAAAACTTGTACCAGTGATAGCCCCAGCACTTAGTGTACCTGATGTACTTAAATTTTCATTTCCAAAACTCAAAGCCCCACTTCCTGAAGTTATACTGCCATCTGCTAAAGTAAGGTTTCCAATAGTTGATCCAGATGCTGTAGATATTGTAGATGTAAATGTACTGGCATCATCAGCAGTTAATGCACCTATTCTTAAATTTTCATAATCTGTAATGCTAACATTTCCAGCAGTTGTACCATCTTCACTTGTATCTATCAAAGCAAATTGATCAGCAGATTCATCAAATATAAATCCTACGTTTGCTGGTGCTGAATCTCCAGAACCCCTTTTAATTATAAAACCAGCATCAAAAGCATTATTAGTAGGCTGTGAATCGTATTTGTTTAATAATATCAGTGGGTCTTGGACGTTTAAATTAGTTGTTGAAACTTCTTGAACACTGCCAGTAGTTGTTAATGTGCCTGATACAGTTAGATCAGTTACTGATAAAGTAGACCCTGAAAAGGTCATATCTGAATCACCAGACAAAACCCCATTAGTTCCATAAAATGCTACTTGTGTTGCAGTTTGTGAATCTGCAAGAAAATTATTTGCTCTTATAGTAAAATCACCAATGTCCAAATTTGAACTAGCTGTAATACCAGCAGTTGTAAGTGCTGTTATTGTTGTACTTGCAATGGTTCCACCCTCTACCTTATCGCCTGATATTTGATTGTCTGCAAGTGTAAGTGTACCAGCAGAAACGTCTAAAGTCTTTGATGATCCTACAGTAATATTTGATGTAGCTATAGTTGCCCCATCAATATTTCCTGAATCTATATTTACATTTGTGGTGGCTTGGCTGTTAAAATTTACTGGGCTTGAAAATGTGATAGCTGTATCATCTGCTGATATAGTATCTAAAGCAATATCCCCTACATTAGTTATATTACCATCTGTTACGCTTAATGATGTTAATGTACCAGCACCAGCCCCCAGCGTTCCAGATGTTGATAAATTATTACTTGAGAAGCTTATTGCACCTGAGCTATCAACAATACTACCAGTTGAAATAGTCATTGTACCATCTACGCTTAATTGATCTGATATTGTTGCATCATCTGTAGTAGTTAGCTGTTCTGCTTGTACAGTGCCACTAAAAGTTCCATTTACTGCATTTGTAATGCTTCCTGATGCTATCGATAATGCACCATCAGTAAAAGTACCATCAATAGTAAGTCCATTAGCTGTTAAAGTATGGTTTCCAATATCTACATTATTTGCTACTGTTAAGCTTGTTAAGGCATCTGCACTTCCCCCATTTATGTCAGGGCTGGTAAGTGTTTTATTTGTTAAAGTTTGTGAGCCAGTCAAAGTAGCTACAGTAGAATCAATAGCTACAGTTAAAGTATTTGATGACCCTGATGTATCAATACCAGTGCCACCAGCTATATCTAATGTTTCAGAATCCAGATCAATACTCAATGCCCCACCTGAATCACCTTGAAAATCTAAATCTTGTGCTGTTACTTGTGAATCAATATAGGTTTTAATAGCTTTGGCTGAAGCTAGTGTATCATCTGAACTAGATACACTTGAAATATCTGTATCTAATACACCTGATTTTAAATCTGCTACATCAATATTTGATATACTATTGCCTGATGCTTCTACATCAAAAGTTTTATTGGTAAAAGTTAAAGTATCACTGGCTATGTTGGCATCTTGGGCATCTACATAAGTTTTTATAGCTTTTGCACTGGCTAATGTATCATCAGAACCACTTACAGAGCTTATATCGGTATCTAGAACGCCACTTTTTAGGTTATCCACTTCTACATTTGATAAAGTATTATTATCAATGTCTAGGGTCTTATTTGTTAAAGTATCCGTAGTTGCTTTTCCTACAAGTGTATCTGTTGCATCTGGCAGTGTTAAAGTTCTATCAGCAGTTGGATCAGTAATTGCTAATGTAGTTTCAAATGAATTATCTGTAGACCCCTCAAAAACAAGATTAGTAGTAATAGTAGAATTTATTGCTAATGTGTCATTTGCTACACTGTTTCCTATTGCAGTATCACCAGTAGCAGTAAAATTAAGGGCTTGTATAGTTCCAGTAGCAGTTAAATTGCGTATCCCAGATATATCTAAATTAGAATCTAATATTAACGCCTTAGAAGCTTGTGCAGAGCCTATAGAAGATACATCAAGATAATTAATCTCAGATGCACTAGCAGTAACTAATGTGCCACCTAATTTTAAACCATTTGTGCCATCATGTGATGCTATATCAAAATCATATGCACCATCTATAATTTTTACAGCAGTTGTGCTAACTGCCATTGGGATCAATGTGCCATCACCATCATAAAGATTAGTAAATGATGATGTAACACCACCTGAATCCTCAGTGTGAATTAATGTTGCAAAGCCTGAGCTTATAGCAATATTTGTTAAATCTTGTTGGGATGCCATTTTACGTTCCTAAACTTTTTATTTTTTCAATATCTGATTTATCATTGACTGTATTAAATCCATCATTTGTTTTTAAATAGCTTTTATTGTGGTGTTGTTTTATCATGTTTTTTAAATCTTTTGTTACTTGACCATCATAAGTAGTCCATCCTGATCCTTTAAAAATTACTCTGGGTGTACCCATGAGCTTTTTGAGCGTTTTATTGCCACACTTAGGGCATGAAACTGATTCATTTTTTAAAATCAATTCCTCAAAAACATTTCCACATTTACATTTAAAATCAAAAGTAGGCATAGGGAATGGGGGGTATTGCTACCCCCCTAAACTCCTTTAGATGTTATTGTATTCTACAATTCTATCAGCAAAAGCTAAAGTTGCACCATATACCATATGTGCTACAACCCTATCAGCTAAAGCCACTACTGAATAGTCTTGCTCTACAGTTGGTTCCATTTGTCTAGCACCAACACAAGCTGTTCTGTGATACATATATGCAGATTCATTACCATCAGCAGTACCAGAAATTTCTGAACTTACAAAAACTTGCAATCCAAAAATTGATCCAATTTCTCCAGTTCTAACTGGTCTTGAATCACCATATTTAGAAGCATCTACAAATGTATCTAATGCTAACAATGAAGCATAGGCAGTTGGGTTAGCAACCAAAAATGTATCAGCACCCATTGGTACATCAGCACTTAATAAAGTTGCAATACCTTGTCTTAATAAAGCCACAGTGAAAGTATCATCAGCACCATAATCAATTTGATTTGTTGATCCACCCTCTAAAACTGATTCTATGTAGGAGTCATATGCCTTTCCCAAAACGAAGCCAAACTGTTCGACTTCCTTGTTAAACATACTTTCTTGGGTTTGTAGCTGGGCTATTGACTCAATTTGTTTAGCAACATATTTATGCTGATTCATTGTCAATGTTATTGATCCATGAGTATCAGCACTGAATGTTACATCACTTCCAGCAGACTTTGACCCTACTGTAGGTTCAGTAAATTTTGGTATTGTCAAAACTTGACCTTGACCACCTTTTACTAAATCGTTAAATGAAGAATCTATGGTTTGTTCAAAAACTAGGTTTCTTTCAAGGGAAGCTAAAATTCCCTCTGCCAACATACTTCTTTTGTTTACAGCAGAAGTTGTTAATGTTACGTTTGCCATTTTATTTCCTTAAAGTTTTAGTCATTATAACTGGCTACAATTTCTGCCCAATTCTTTCTTCTATCTTCTCTGGACATATTCTTGAATGGATTACCAGTCATCTTTACCCTACCTTGTGTGGGTAATGACCTATCTGTATTTACAGATTTTGTTGAATTTTCTTTTATATCATCAACATAACTTTCAAGTTCATCTAAATCAAGCTTGTTTGCTATGTTGATCTGCTTTTCACTGAGGTTGTGAGATTTCATTAAACTTTCCCTCTTCTGACTCTGGTACTCTTCCCACTGCTGGGCTTTTGCTTTGGCTTCAGATAATTCAGCTTCTTGCTCAGTTAACAAGGCTTTGTATTCCCCTTGCTTCTCAAGCTCTTTCTTTCTTTTCTTTTGCTGATCTTCTTCTAGTTTGATCAGCTTTTCTTCCATCTTCTTTTTATCTGCTATAACCTCTGCAAACCTAGAATAAGGTACAGATTCAGAAACGCTTTTTACAGCTTCTGGCTGTTCTGTGGTTTGTTTTACGTCATCCACTTTGACTGGGTCTTGTTTTACATCTTCAGACATTGATGAACTCCTTATCTTTTTATTTTGATTTCTATATCTTGTTTTTCATATTCAGATATTTTTCTATTTATTTCTCTTTGTAAAGACCTAGAAATAAAAGATAAATTTTTAAAAGATATGCCATATAGGTCATAATCTCTTTTAGCATTACCCAGAACTACAAGTGGATTTCCATAATCAATATTGAAACCCCTTTTAGTGGGTGTGCTTTTAATTTTATTTAATGTATCACCAGTTAAACGCATATTAACAAATTTAGTAGTTCTATCTGCTGATACTTTTTTAGTAGCCTTACCAGCTTTTTTAGCTTCTTTGTAAGATTCAGATTTGTATTTGAAACCTTTTTTATTATTCTGGAAAATACCTTTCCCAGCATCTAAAATGATCCTACCAGCCACCTTAGTGCCTAGCTGATCCATAAATCTTCTAGTAAATATTGGTACTTGTCCTAAATTCATATCATTCCTTTAAACTGCTACAATGGTATGTCTACAGTTATGACCCCCAAATCTCTTTAGTGTAAATTCAGCTTTTTGTTTCTTTTTTATGAATACTTTTTTCTTAGTATCAAACGTAGGCAAAGCCAGTTCCCCTTTTCTCATTTGTTTGCCTATAGCTCTTAATTCAGCTTTAGTATAACCTCTTCTATTCTTTTGATTATCTAATAAGAATCTACAAGCTGGTCTATTGGCTTTATCTCTGCTACCAACATATCTAAATCTTTGCTCTGGTACATTATCAAACACTTTAAAAGTAGATGTTCTGCTAAACTCAGAAAAAGCATCCCTTGCTATCATTCTTGCATCACCAGTCAAGATTTGTTCTCCAAACTGTGCTTTTATCCTATTGCCTATTTGTGTTGAGGTTTCACCAGCTATGATGCCCCTGAATAAACTTGATTCAAGTTTCTTTGATTCTGATGCTAGACTGCCTAATAATGCTTCCCCATCTAAATCCCTTAATAACTGTAATTCATTTGCAACAGCATCAATATTTAATCTGGCTAATTCTGGCTTATCAGCAAATATACTTCTATATCTGTTCACTACTTCTTCTGCTTGTGTATCATATCCATTCATAAGTTTTTGAAAACTTGTATTAAATCCCTTATTTTGCAATTCAGCAAATAGATCAATTTGTCTGCCAAGTGCAACAATCTCTGTATCTGATAATGATGAAAGTCTAGTGCCAAGTTTTTCAATATCAAAAAACAGTTTTTCACTAAGGCTATCAAGTTCTTTATAAAATACATCAAATATATCAGCCACTAATAATTCTTTCTACTAAGCTTCCTTGTTGCTGTGGTGGCTGTGCTTCTTGCTGTTCTTGTCTTATTTCACCTAGCTTTGATTCTAATTCTTCATCATCTATATCTGGATTAAGAGTTTTTAAAAGTTCTCTTTGTGTAATTATGCCCATATCTTTTTTAGTCTGCAATAATTGTAACTGTTCAAGATCACTAAGTGGAAATGTCATTTCTGGGAAGTCTACATAATATTCCTCAGATAAAGTTACATTTGCATCTACTTCTAATACTCTTCTATCTACATCATACCTATCTGATTCAAATTTACGCCATGTATCTTCTATAGAAGCTTCTCTTTGTTCTATGTTTTCTATATTCATAATCTTTAATGCTTCACCAGATACTGGATTACCACCAACATCAGCAAACTTAATTTGTAGATGGTTGTTAGAAGCAACAGACTCAATAAAAAATTTTGTAGTATTTATTATTTCTTGTAGACCCCCACTAGGTGCAGTCATGTTAAAGTCAACGTCAGAGGGGAGTACAAGCACTTTATCTATACCCAGTTTAATAGGTTCAGATGGGTTTACATCTAGTCCACTAATCCATTTAATACCACCAGTAGCCCCCATTCTTATGGCTAATGCTAGTTCAGTCATAGCCATGTCTAAATGTTGATTAGCCATCACTACATCAGAAGCATTGGTGCTAAAATAATCCCTGACCATTGGGCTACGTCTTGTAAATGTAAAAGGCAATATATCGTATGGGTTTATATCTAATTCATTCTGCTTGTATTTATTACCATCACCATCTACTAAAAAGTGCATACCTTGCTGTCCATTAATTGACTCAGACCAAAAAGCATAGATGTCTTGTTCTGTTCTATCATATCCATGTCTTTGTACTGGGTACATAATAGCACTGGGTGTATCCATACCATGTAAAAAGAAAACCTGAAAGAATGGTATTAAATGATATTCTAATACTTGTTTATCTGGATTATACTGGGTCTTAAATGCCATGTTGCCTAATAAAAAATTAAGCTCTTCTAGCTGTCTACATTTAGAATTCAGATCACCTATATAATCATTATATCTTTCATCTGTTATTCTTTCAATATCTTGTTTTCCATATACTATAGATTTTGCTTTTACAATACGTCTTGTAATGTTAGAACAAAACATGGGAATCTGGGAAAGTGTCATGCTATCAAAATAAGGTCTTATATATTTATCAGTTTCTATACCCTCATAGTAATCCATCAGCATTTCATTTTCTTTATATCTATTACGCTCTATTCTTTCAAGTTCATCTGTTAGTATTTTATTAATGGTCTGTTTGCTTAAATCTGGTATTATCATATTTTAAAACTCTGCATAGTTAATATTTTTTACATAAGAAGAATGTTTAAGGTTTATATAGTATGTTAAACTATCTAAAAAGTGTGTAAGGCTTAAATCTGTTTTATCTAATGAACCATCTGGCTTTCTCTGGCATAGTTCAAAATCCCTTATAAGCTTTTCACATTTAGGTGATACAGTTAGCCTTACATTATCATCTGCATCAAGTAAAAGCCTATTTAAGTCATATAATCTCTGTTTTACATGGGGTGCTTTATTTTTAGCATAAGTATTGAACCCATGATTTTTTAGAATCATATGATCACTGTGATTGTTTTTAGAAGTGGTGCTTCTAGATTTACCAGCTGGATCAGGGAAGCAATCTTTAATTTGTGGATACTTTTGCTTTATATACTTTGCCATAGCTTCAGTGTTAGAATTTTCTAAATACAATTCATCTACTACTACTACTGTATCTGATATAACACCAAATATAGTGGTAGCCATCATAGATACATTAAAGTCTAAACCAGCATATAATACTGGTGGTATGTCTACTGGCTCTTTTATATGTTTGCTTCTATCAAAGTTCCAAACAGCTTTATTGCCACCAATGCTAACAAAATCCCCTAGTATCTCTTGTTTATACTGATCAGCAGTCATTGTACGTTTAGCATCTTCAATAGCTTCTTTTGGTATCATACCTTTTTCAAGTGTGCTAAACTGCCAAGATTTATAGTTCTGGTCTTGACCTTGACCTAACATAAATAGATTGTAGAAATGATTAAATGAAGCTGGTGTAGAGCATAGAAGAGCTTTTGCATTGTGATCAAATAGCATAGGCATAACTATTTCTGTAAATACATTTTCTTTAATATATGCACATTCATCTAAAACTACAGCGTTTGAACCATTATAGCCCAAGTTAATACCCCTAAGACTGTTAGCATTGTCTGCCCCTTTAAGAAGTATTTGTGCATTATTTGAAAAGGTAAATGATAGCTCTGTTTCATTGATCTTAACATCTTTATTCTGGCTTAATAAGTTTTTCATAACTGGGAACATAATGCTTTTGGTCTGAGAATGATAGGGGCTTAAATACATTCTGCGTTCTCCAGCTTGTAACTTTTGATGTAGTAGAAATATTGCTGAAAGTGTTGACTTGCCCCACCGTCTGCCACATGATAAAATCTTGTACTTTGCTGGGTGATTTATTATTTCCCATCTTGTGTTGTCCAGCTTTAGTTTCATTCATCTACTATTCTCATAACTTCTATTGGGTTATCATTTTGCACTTGCATCCTCTGCACACTAGAACCCTCTAAACGCTCTGCTATAAACTTGATAGCATTTAGATCACCAGATAAAGCCATATCATAAGCTTTTTCTAATACTTCTTCTTTTAGTGTTTTATCTTTGGCTACAATTCTTGAACCAATTTCAGTAAGTATGTCAGCAATAGCTAAACCTTTTTTGGGTCTGCCCTTTGGGTTGCCTGATTGACCTTTTTTAAATTGACCATTTTCAAGCCTGTTAATTGCTTGTTTTTCTGGGGTTTCTTTATTCATACACCTTGAGGGTAGCTAACACAATAAAAGTTCCTTTAAACCTAAAATATACGCATTATAGCCTATTAATTACCAGATATTGTATCTTCAGTGCCAGTTTCTAATATTTCAAGTTAAGCAATTATAATAAATAATAATAATTTGTAAAGGTAACTTTTCTGGTGTACTGATTAAACAGTATGTATACAGTTATAAATATAAATATTATATAAATATAAATAATATATAAAGCAAAAAGCCCCAAGTTTTTACGCTCAGGGCTTGATGTTGGTATGTAGTGGGGTATCTTCTAAAATTCCATATCTTTGAAATAAAATTTAAGATCATGTTTTATATTATCTAAAAAAGCATTATAAACCATATCTCTTTTTTCTTCTGGTGTGCAATCATCCCACTCAGCACCTAAATCATCTTTTAAATCTTCTATAGTTTCATCTGTAGTGTAATCAAACTTGACTAAACCACCCTCATCAAATGTTATTGTATGATTTTTGTATTTCATTTTCTCTTCTCCGATCAGGATGGCTATGAAGCCACCCTTTGATTTTTAAGTTCTTTAACTAGGTTCAAAAAAGCGTTTGAAGTTTCAGGGCTACTTTTTAACAGACCAAATATAAGATGTTGATAATCTTCTATTTTATCAACATTTACTTTATTCTTGAGCATTTCTAAAGCTTCTACAGTATTTTTTTGTGTTAGATTTTTTTCTTTTCTAGTCATTTTCTCTTCTCCAGTTTGTTTTTTGTTTGTTCTCATGTAGTAATTATAAGGCTTTTTATATATACTTGTCAAGTTTTATTTACAAAATAATTAAAAAAATATATATTAAGCCATTATATCACCTAAATATGTACGTTCTCCAATTTGGACATCAAACTCTTTGCCACAGATGTTCTGCTTTTCCCATCTAACATTTATGTCATAATCTAAATCATTTTCTTTTACATATAATTTAAATTCCTCTAAAAGCTCTTTAGAGTATAATTCATCTAAGATTGATCTAATTTTCCAGCCATATTTATTTTCAAACCCATCAGAAAAATGTGGTCTTTTTAAGGAATAATAATATTTTTTTGCACTTGCTTCTAATTTTTGAAGTCTAGTTACTAATTTTTTTACTTTCATTTTCTCTTCTCCAGATGTTTTCTTTAATGATCTCATGTAATAATTATAGCTATAAAATTATATATGTGTCAAGTTTTATTTACAAAATAATTAAAAAAATAAACAAAAAAGCCCCAATTAAGGGGCTAAATTGTTTTTATAATTATAATCTATGATTAAAAATTATAATCATAAAACTTAATAGGTCTATCATTCATTGAATACTGATTACCATACTTATCTTTCCATGTTGTATAGCCATTTTTAGGATTGCTAAAACGTATTCTAAAAGTTGGTCTGTTTTTATTTTGTGTTATTTCCCATTTTTGTTCATTTTGATTTACCATTATTCCAGAAAAACCACCAACAACCCATTCTTTTTCCCAGTCAAGTTCTTTTGAATCCATCATTCTAATTTCTACACATTTATCACTAATTTTTTTTACAACCTCAAATGGTTCACAATCTGTGTAGCTACCTCTGTTAGCAAATGCTTTTATTTCTTTTTTCTTGGCTACCTTTTCTTCTCTTTCCATTTCTGTTAGCATTGATCTATTTTCATTATACCATGATAAATAGTCTTTAATATTACCAAATTCTTTTCTTTTTTTATTTGTTAATTCTGTGTAATTCATTTTCTCTTCTCCGATTGTTTTGTTTAATAATTTCATATAACAAGTATAATCATAGAATTATATATGTGTCAAGTTTTATTTACAAAATAATTAAAAAGATGCCCCAGCTACTATTCTTCACTGGGGCTTGGAGAGAGAACATTTACCTAAATTGGGTTAGCTTCTTATGGTTTCTTTCATTTATTTCCCTTTGCAAGTCCATAGCTGATTGTCGCCATAAATCACATTGTACCCTATAATAATCTATTTTACTTTTGCTGTTATTTGCAATAACAATAAATAATATTCCCATTACAAGTATTGCTGATATTGGTATAAACATTTTTTACCTCTTAAATTTTTTAAGGCTCAAGCAGTTATTGTTAATTGTGAAATTAATACAATGTACATTTCAAAAATCAATAATCACTTTGATTTTAATCAATTTGTTAAGCTCAAGCCTTAAAGTTTATAAAATTACTTTCATAGCTTTTTTAAATTTTTTGAGATAGTTTTGCATATTTTTCTTCTCAATCAAAAGCTCTTTGTATTGCTTACCATCTAAATCTTCTTCTTCTTTCATGTAATCTGGATTTCTCATATGATTCCACTCACTGTATCCATGTACATAATATTCTAAATCTTCTAAAAACTCACTAACAGAAGTATATCTAATAGAATCTTCACAGTCAATCCAAAAAGAAGAAGAATCACAATTTTTTCCATCAATACTATCTAATATTTTTTCTAGCGTTTGATCAATCATTCTACACCTCTACAACTTTTAATTTTTCAATAATTGTATATTCATAATTAGATTGCCCAATTAATTGTAGTTTCTGCAAAGCATCTAATTCTGAATGAAATTTACCAATTACTTCAAAAGTAAACGTTTCATCAGCTTTATAATGTACACCGTATGTATCAAGTTTAGCATCTGTTAAAACTGCATTTTCATGTAAAATGCACAAAACATATTGTTTTTTTATTTTTGTTTTCATTTTTTGTTCTCTCTGTATTTTGTTTTAGTGAATTAATCTTTACAAAGGTAACAATAATAAATTATAAGTGTCAAGCTTTATTTACAAAAAAATAAAAAAGGGCTGTGGTGTGCCAACCATATAACTTTTTCCAAACCACATACTAGGTTTTAAAATTAGTTAACAGCCCTAAAATGGTAAATCATCTTCTGTTTCTTCATAATGTACTGGCTCTTGCTTCTGTTTAGGTTCAAATGTATCTTGATAAACATAATGTGTTACACCAGTGCTTGATGGTTCTTTTCTTTGTGCTATAATAATATTCACTGATCCATTTTTTTTAATTGAATCTATTTCTTTTATAAAGTCATCATATTTAATCCAGCAATTTATAATAGAACCACCATTATCAAACTTTTTTTCTTTTAGAACTATTCCATTTATATATTTTTTTTCTTGCATTGTTATTTTTCTTTCATTTTTTGTAATATGTTTTTTATTCCTTGTTCTGATAAAAAGAACTCTTTTGATAATATATCTATTACCTTAGCATATTTATGATCTGTATATTGTCTTAAAAATTGGTATGCAGTAGATATTTTAATATCTCTTAAATGTGTATCCCTGATTAGCTTTTCTTTTGAATCTGCAAATTTAAATTTCATAAAAATTAAAATGTTTTGTGTCTACTAATAATGCTGTATCTTTTTGTAAATAAATTTCAGATAGTGGGGTCTGGGTTTTTCTTCTAGTAGGTGAGTTTAATATTTCTTCAGTGATTCTTAATAAAGCAAATAGATTGCCATGTTTATTGGTTTGGCAATAGTAATAATATTGATTATCATGGGTGGCTTTTAAATATTTTAAACGTCTTTTAAATATGCTAATGTCTTTAAATGGGCTTAGTTTATGTGTATAAAAACTATTATCTATCCAGTCTTGTGTATTGTTTTTACTGGCTTCAATATATAAATATTTACCTTTATAATAGCCCAGCAAGTCTATTCCATATTTATCAGGGTTATCTTCTAAAATAATACTCCATTTAATCCTAAAAAGATTTTTAACAGCCTTTCTAGCAAATTCATCATTTTGATCATAATTTTTCTGATTAAATGGTTTCACTTAATTTTATTAACTCCCTAAGTTTTTTTCTTAATAATTTTAAGTCATCTTTAGACCATTTCTTAATTTTATTAGCTCTTAATACTAATTTATTAAAATTTCTTAAACCTAATTTTTTTTTCATCCAGTTGGTGTGTATTAGTGGATTCTCTGTAAACACTACCATATGACACCTAAAACACAAAGCAGATACATTTTGATCATCCCACCTTACAGCTTTATTTCTTCTGCCAATAAAATGACTTGCCTGAAGCTTCTTGATTCCAAAATACTTTTTACAGTGTTCACAATATCCCTTAGCCCTTGTCCTGATGTATAAACTAAATAATTTATCTTCTTGTGATAGTCTTATTTTCATTGTCTAAAACATCACCCATAGGATGATCTTTATTTTTTATAAGATTGTATTTTTGTTTTTTTTGCAATTTGCTAAGTAATGCTTCTGATTTACTGATAGGGTATTTGAAAGAATCCAAAAAACCTTGCCTAGAAAGTTCTACTATACTTTCACCCCATTTATTAATTAGGTCTAATTGCTCTTGATTTATTTGTATTTGCATTTTCTAACCTCTTTGGTATTAATTCAGCTTTACAGCATCTGGAATCGTTGTGAATTTCATATTTATCATAAAATTGACTTTTTGAACATTTTACACAATATCCAATATATGATCTGCCATCTACAGTTGTTTTAAAATCTGATAGATTATATTTAGTCTTTGGCTTGTTTTCTTGAAAAGATGATCTTAGCCAGTTTCTTGCAAACGCTCTATAGTTCTTTTTTCTTTTGCCATTTGCTTTTAGCCAGTCTACCATTTTTTGTATTTCTAGGTTTACATCCTTATCAGGAAAGTCTTTTTCAAGCTCAAATTGGTAGCTAGAAAGCACTTCTTCTGGTTTGATATGTGAAGCTTCAGCTTTTTCAGTATATTCAAAGCTATCCCTATCTATCAAGCCTTGTTGGTGTAATCTATCTATTACTGCTTTTTGTGGTCTAACAGATGGTGATAGTTTATCTAAACCCCCATACTGAAAATCTATAAATGTCTTTACCCAGATTTTTGTGCCATCTTCATAAATTACCAGCCTATCACCAAACATTTTTAAATCTTCATAAATCTCATTGTAGTCTTTTTGAGGATTATTATTTATGTGAAAGTTAATTGATGGTACACTAAAATCAATAATACCAGCATGATCACACTGAGTAATTAAATACATCCATAAACATTTGCTATCTGGTGTCAATGACCTATACCAGTCTTTGCCCCAGATTTTTGTATCAATGTATCTTTTTGCCATCTAGCACCCCTTTTAATTTCTGTAAGTACACAAGACCATCAATAAGCTCTTCTTCTATTTCTTGAATTAAATCTACTGGGTGTCTTTCTACAGAATCAAATTTATTGCCATGCTTCTTATTCATATCTACACCCCTTACAAGAACTGCTTTAGCAACCTTTTCAAAGATGGGATCAATAGCTGAATTTTTTTTGGTGTTTTCTTCTTTCATAGCCATTCATTTCTAGCCAACATTTATTCATTTTTTCTATCTTGTTCATACCAGATGTAACAGCACCACAATAATAAATCTTTTGGCTGGTTAGTTTTTTAGTTTCAATGTCATAGTTTGATGATGCACACATACCACAATATTTATTGAGTATGTTGCACAGTTCAAACACTGGTGATTTTTTTAAGCGTTTCAATATATTTTTTTGCATTTTGCATATCCAATTTGCCTTTATAATCTTTACCATCTACAGCAATTTTATCAGTTCCTAAAAAGACTGAATAGCCACCCTTTTCATTTTCTTGTATATCAAATTTTAAATCAACACTATTATTAAATTCATCAAACTTTCCCCCATAATCTCTATAAGCTTGAATAGCCATTGATCTAATATATTTTATTTGTGGTGCAGAAGCAGATATGGGTTTCTGGCTATCATAAAAAGATTGCATTTCTTCTCTACTTGCTATTGGTGCATTTTGACCAAATTTAGTTCCCTGATAACCAGCTAAACTTAATGCCCTACCTAAAGCATGGGTACTAGCTTTCTCTTGTGTTTTTCTATTCTTTCCTACTTCAGTAGCACTATCTATAAACTGCCTTTCACCATTATCTGTAAAGATAGTTATTTTACAAGTAGCCATAATAGTTTCACCAGCAACCTCATGTGTTATAATTATTGAATAGTTATTTTGATGGTCTTTCTGTAGACCTCTTAATCTGTCTTTTACTTCTATGTAATTTTCTAGGTTTTTCATTTTTCTCCCTATTTAGGTTTAATGTTTTCTCAAGTCTCTTTATTGTTTCCAGATCAGTCATTCTATTATACTCCATAATAGCTTCAAATATATTTCCCATTGTTCTCCCTATTATTAATAATATTTTGATTGATCATCTGTAAAAGTCTATCAGTTTGTATGTCTAAAACATCTGCTGTTTTTTCTATAAAGTTCTGATTCCAGTTTCTTTTTCCAGATATTAATAATGACATATATGATTCACTAATTCCAATTTGATTAGCCAACCATTTATATTTAAGACCTCTAGATGTCAGATAGTCTCTTATTTCTAAAACATTCATGTAAAGTTCCTCTATTTTGCATACAATTTAAAGGAATCTTTACAATTCTGCAAATATATTATTATTAATTATATTTATATTATTATTTATAACAGTATGTGTACTGTTTAAACTTCCTCTAGATTTAGAGTAATGGAATATACATTTGGTGCTACTTCGTTAAATTCAAATGTATTTTGTGTAAATCTTACCTGAATGTCATCATTAAATGCACCAGATGGTGAAAAGAAAAAAGATTTCTTTTGACCAACAGTGTACACTACTAATGCTTCTAATTTATCTCTATCTGATTCAGGTAAAAAAGTATATGTTAATTGAAAGGATTTCTTTCTGCCATATCGCTCAACAGTATAAGCAGTATTGTCCATAGCCCTATTAACTGTGATCCCTCTATAGTTATTTCCATATCTGACCCCTATTTGTGGATTAGTGGATGGTGTATAGTTGGCATTATTAGTACCAGATGTATCTTCTCCAAATTTTGCTGATGTTATATTAATTGCCATAATTTAACTCCATTTGACCTTATTTGACCAATAAGCACCACTTAGCTTATTATTAATATTTTTAGCATGGCGTTTTCTCCAATTCAATCTTCTATCTCTGTAGGCTTTACTTTCATTCTTTTTTGGTGGTGAACCTTTTACCCCTTGTTGCCCAAATCTTATAAGCTTTGTTTTACCTTTTGATCTAGCCAGAACCATATGTGATTTTGTTGGGTGGTTTGGCGTTCTCTTAGCTATGTTGAAGCCTTTTAATCCATATCTTTTTAGTCTGGGGTCTTTCATTTGCCCACAGTTCTCATAGCTATTGTATGTGATTGCTTGAAAGTTTTACCTTGTCGCATCAGGGTTGCCATCTTGGCTAAATGTCTTTTTGTATGGTGTGTTTTGTGTTTTGACATTTGCCCCCTCTGTACGCTTGTCAAACCTTTAAGATTAATTCCTTTAAGGTTTTTAGCCATTATTTACGCTTCTTTCTCTTATTCTTCTTTTTCTTTTTTTTCTTCATGCTCTTGCTGTGATAAGGCATTATAGTTTACTCCTTTCTATAAATAATCTTTTTGGGATTCTTTTGCCCTCTTTATAAAGTTTTGCCATTCTTTTAATAATACTGGCTCTTCTGGCTCTTTTTCTGCCTTTTAAACCAGATAGGTATTTTTTAGGTAAACCAGTTTTTTTATCTTTTGCGACTCTTCTTCTTACCACCTCTTTTTCTCCTTAAATCTGTATCATGTTTTCTTGATCCTCTAATATAGCTATTTACCCTAGCCATTGACCATTGTGCCATACTCATTCCTTTTCTACTCCCACTGGAAAGCCATGCACCAGAACCTCTTTTGTAGATGGTTTTTAGAATAGATAAAGAAATACCACTTTTTTTGGCTTTATTTTTTAAAGCTGTATTAGTTCTTGCAGATAGTTTTGCCATTATGATAATCCTATATTAAAAGCTGTTATTCTTAATTTACCTAATGATCTTTGAGTTTCCAAAACCATAAACCCAGTACCACTTCCATCTAAGTCAGTATCAAAAGCAAACCCCATACTTGAATCAAAGTTGAAAAAATCACCCACTTCTAAATAAAAAAACTTTGGATTGATTATCTCCATAGTAACAAATATTTTATTTTCTATATTTCCAAATCTTTCAAAATATTTATTAGACCAGTCTGTAACACCAGCAGATGATGTAAGTGTATCAAATTCAAATGTTTGCTGGTTGTCTTGTGTAGTTGAAAAGTTTAATAAAGTTCTATCTGATGATGTTCTTGATAGTGTTTCTCTATATGTTTTTTTAGCTGGGTGCAGATCATAAAATAATTTATGTGATGTTGAAAGGTCTTGCAGTGGCATTATTGAAAAGTTTACACTGGCTACATCAGATGTTGAAAATGTTAAATCACCAGTGCTTGTATTTGTTACAGCACTTGGCTGATCTGGGTTTATATAAACATAGTTACCCTGACTGTTTACCCTAAATATAAATGCCCCCTCAAATTGTATTTTATCTAAAACACTTTGTAGTGATCTTGTTTCATAAAAATGGAATCTTACATCAAAGTTTGATCTAGCTGATTTTACAGATGAATAATTTGTAGGGGTTACACTTGTTGCTAGACCACCAAATCTATGTATAAAATCTCTGTGCATATCTATAATATTTGTTATAGCAGATGAATCCCAACTAGCAGTGTAGCCATTTGCACCATTATAAACGTTTTCAATGCTTAATACTTCCCTTTTGCCAGACTGGTTATTATCTCCAGATATTTTTGCTTTTTGGCTAACAACTATTCTAACATCAAAGACTTGAAATTGAACAGTATGATTTCTGGTAATTCCTGAATTATCTTGCTCTATAGTAGAACTTAATCTGAATGATAAAAATTCAGGTATATCACCAGCAATATCAGTAGAATTAAATGTAATTGTTTTTGTTATCAATGAACTGGTTTCATCATCACTTAAACTGGTTTGGGATGATGTAAAGCCACTTGGTCTATTTGCACCATTATTAGCAAAGCTGTTGCCATAAGTTACATCACCATTTGCATCTTTTGTCAAAGACATATCAAGATCATGCGTTCCAGATATTGTACTAATATCACCAGTTTGTACAATTTTATAAACTATAGTAACTGCATAGCTAGTAACGGTTCCTATTATTGACGGTGTATTAAATGTTATTGGGTCTGAATTAAATACAGCAGAAAAGTCATCACCTGACCCAGCATTAATAGTAGCTGTTTTTGTGGTACTGCTAAAATCTGATGTATCATCAGCAGATGGTGAATCCAATATATTAGCTGTATTAGTCCAGCTTGATCCAGTATTATCAGTATCTGTATCAATAGAATCAGGCTTGTATTTTACTGTTCTAATTAAAGCTGTGCTAAATTTTGTTTTGTGTACACCATCTGAACTTACTGTACTAGCTAAACCAGTATCTGAACTGGTTATATGATGAATAGGTATAAAACTATCTGTACTGTCATCAAATATATGGGGTACAGATTCACTTGATATAGCTTCATCTCTGGCTACTGCTGTTAAAAAACCACCATCATTAGAATGTACTGGCATTTCAAAAAAGTTTCCACTTGTTGCATAGCCCCCAGTGCTGTTAGGTGTAAAGTTACCATATGATATTGGGGCTGGTATACCTAAAGAAGAATCTCTTGTGAGGGGCAAAATAATGTCCTTAAAAGGGTTATAGGCATTAAGCTTTAGTGATACTGT